ATTTGGATTTTTAAAACTAAATGATTGAGTTCCAGTCGTAAGTGATGTCAAATTGAACGGAGTATTCAAAGTTGTTGAAAAACCAGAAACTTGAAAATTATTTGTATCAATTTTTTTGACAAATATATTTGATGGAAGTTTATTGGTCCCCAATAAGGTTGGAGATAAGTATACGTTATCTGCTGGAGTAGACCCACCAACATTAGAACCAGAAATTATAATTTGATCTGTTGATGCATATCCTGTTCCTCCATTTACAATCCTTACTTCAGAAATATCTTTATTTGCGTTTCTTGTTACATTGAATATTGCACCAGTTCCAATCCCACTAGAAGTAGATGCAACACTTACATATGTCGTATTTGCAGTTCCAGCTCTGGTTGTAGAAACTCTTGATATTGTAAAATATAAATTATTTGTGGGGGTTGCACCACCCATATAAGTTCCAGCAATTGAAATTTGTTGCCCAACGGAATATCCACTTCCTCCATCAATTAACTGAACTGATGTTCCAATAGGATTACCAGTGCTACTATTATAAGTAATAAGAACTTGAAATAGTGCTCCTGTTCCAATTCCAATATTTACCACTCCAGGAATTGAATTACCAAATCCAAAATATTGTGAAAAAATTCCAGGAGAAACTGTACTACTAATACCAGTAACAATTCCAATATATGGAACATAATTATTATATCCATTTTCATATATTGCACTTCCTATTCCTGCACCAACTTTCATTAATATATCAAGAGTTCCCGTTGCATATGATGTGGTAGCAATACCAATTCTTGTTCCAACGCCAGGATTATAAATTATTTCTTGCCCAGATTGAAATCCATGATTTGGGATGATAAATTTATCATTTGATAAATCAATAATCGTGCTAGCAGATCCAACAAACTCTTTATAAAAAATCGGATCACCTTTACTTTTTAATTTAAAACTTGACAAACCAACAATCGAACCACCAATAGTGGTAGTAAAACCAGTAAATTGATTACTGATATCATCAATCATATAAACTTTGTTTGTTTTATTTAATGTATAAGATCTAAGAGCAATTCCTTCTAAGAAAAATATTCTTTCAACTGATCCATCATCTAATTGATCATCTTCATATACCATAGCAAAATTATTTTTAACAGATAAATCTGCGGTATTGTCTATATTTACAAGTAAAAATGGATCTGGATTTACAGCGTTTACTTTCATATTTGTTGATTTTCCAACACCAAGATTTAATGGACCAGAAGTTACTATTCCCGTAATAACTAAATCAGAAAATTCTTTAAATCCAGATGGATGTACAATTGATTTTACAGATTCTTTCCAAGTTGAATATGGTATTTGTCCTTTAATCGAATATGAGAATTTTTGATAGTAATCATTATCAGAAATTCTTTGTTGATAATCATTTAAAAATCCAACTTTATCACCAAAATCATTAATTTTTTCTCTAAAAACATTTAAATCAGAATCCAAAGAAAATTTACTTACATATTTAACTGTTCCATTTAATTTTGATTCCTCACCATAAAGTTTATCTTCGATATTTAATGTTCCCTGAACATCTATCAATCTTAATTGATTAGTATCATTGTCCCACCCATTTTCCATAACTTTTGCAGAAAATGTAGATCCAGAAATAACTCTTTCGCCAGAATTATAATTTGCATCATCAATTAGAACCATCTGAAATTCTGCCATATCTTTTTTATTAACAACATATCCAAGTGTTAATAAGTTATTATAATTTCCAAATGTTCCTGTCTGTAAACCAGACATTGAATAGTTTACAACAAAATTTGTAGTGTTTACACCTGTTACTGTAAAAAAATTATATCCATAATCTTTTGAATTGAAATTTGCTAATCCAGAAGATGAAGGTGTCAATCTGCATTTTTCGATAAAGATCTTATCTCCTACAGAAAATGGAAAATCAATTTCAGTAGTTCCATACCCTGTAGAAATGTATGGATATAAAACAGGGTCATTAACTAATTCAATTGTTCCTATACCACTAGTAGCACTAGCATAAATTGAATCTATTTCATATCCATTTGAATTATTATATGGAACAATTCTAAGTGGTTCTTTTAAATTATAAGAGTTTTTTAAAATATTTACAGAAACAACTGATCCACCTTGAATTCCTGCATATATTTCAATATCATTATTTCCTATTATTTTCAATTTGGGTGGTGTATTGTAATTTTTTCCAGATGTTAAAATTCCAACATAATCTATTCTAGCAATGTCTTTGATAATACAAACCGCTGGAATACTTAATTGCGGTAAAGTTGTAGGATCTGTCGGATAATCAAACCCATCTTTGATTCTGTCAATTGATATTATTTTTCCAATTTCTTCTGAAGTTGGATATAAAATTGCGCCACTTCCAGTTGTACTTGCAATTGAAACAATTGAAGGAATTTTTGAATAAGATTTTCCTTTAGAATTGATTCTTACTTTTGATATTGAACCAGTAGAATTGATTGAATCTGTATCATAAAAAACCGATGAAATACCCGATGTTTGTGTGTATGAAGTATCTTCTGGTTTTTGTTTTAAATTAAATTTAAATGAAGTAGAATTAATTCCTATTATTGAATAGTCGCTATTCAATAAACTTTGCCTAATGTCAATTTTATTATTTCCAAATACTTCAAAATCAGAAGACAATTGAAAAGCATCAATATCAAAAAGAGAAGTTGGAGAAAATTTATAATAAAGCAAATTTGGAATATTTCTTTGATTTGTTGTTATTGTAACAGCAACACCAGATCTATTAATAGCTAATGAATTTGTTTTCTTTTTATCTATTTCGAATCTTTTTTGAAAATTTTGATCTTTGTAAAATTCTAATTTTAAATCATTTAAAGATAAATCTGATACATCAAAAGTAATTACATCCCCTTTGGTAAAAGATAATGGAGGATTTATGAGTGCGATATTATGAGTACCTACACCAACAGAGGTAAATGTGATTCCAATTCCAATTGATGCATCATATGCATAATTTGATAATTGTATTTTGTCTGGATTTTGTTTAATTACATAATAAATTGAACCATCAACTAATCCTCCAATACCTACATTTCCTGCATAGTATATTATTTTATCTCCTGTTTTTAAATTATTATTTGGAATATTAATATTTGAAGTTCCCCCTATAGAAACAAAATTAGTAGAAATACCTATCAAATCGGTTGTTATTTTTTTATTTTTTCTATCAAATCTAAATTTAATACTTTCTTCTCTTGACGGAAGAACTGTAAATTTAATTTTATCTCCGTTAAATAAACCATGAGGATCAGAAGTTGTTACAATTCCCGCATAGTTTTGAACTCTTCCAGTAATTTTTGGATAATATGTTGTCAATGAATGCGAATAACCAACGGAAGAATTATATAAAAACGTTACCGAATTTAATGTTGTTCCAATACCAACAGAAGTAGTAAATCCTAGAGTTGAAATACCAAGAAAATTATTTCCAAAATTTACAGCATATACAATTTGATTATTATTTAATGTTATTGGTGCTCCATTAGACTCCGAATATGCACTAATTCCAGCTCCTGTAGAATAATTATATACCAATGGTTGTCCAGTATAAAATCTATGATTTTCTAGATATATGGATTTTTCTGGAACAAATCTGATATTTATTGTACTGGTTCCAATACCTACAACAGAATAAGTAGATCCAGATTGTCCATATCCAATAGTATTTGTCGGGTCAAAGTAAACAGTTTTATTTTCTGGAATTGTATACCCAATTGCTTTTGGTTCAAAAAATTCAAATTTATTTGTAAGAAGTCTTACGCTTTCAATTCCTACTGTATGAATTCCTCCACCAGATTGCCTATTGACTAAAATTTGAGATTTTTTTGAATCAATGCCGGTGATGATCATATATTCTGTTCCAATACCAATATTATCACTTACCTCAAATCCAACAACATCTTTAACTGTGAGATATGTTGATATTCCTGTCGTAGATGTATTTTGTAACGTTTCTACCAATTCTGTCGTTTTTTGGTTTACGAAGATAGTTTTAACACCTTCTAATTGTGAAAGAGAAATTGTAGACAACCCAGAAATAACTACTTCATCACCTGTGGTTAAATTATGAATAAATGAAGTTATTCCTACAATTTGATTCAAAGTATTTTCCTTTGAATAAAAAATTACATCATTAAAAGTAGTCACTCCAACTATAAGATTTGATATATTTTTACCAGATATTCTTGAAATTTGGGCACTCACACCTGTGCCGTCTGGTGTGTTAGAAAATTTAATTACATCATTCACAGAATAATTTGAACCAAAATTGTCAATAAAAATAGAAGAAATTCCAGATTTTTTAATATCTTTTACAATAAATTCTTGTTTTAAATTTGGAGAAATTTTTTCAATAATTTCATAACCAGAATTTATGGAATCTACATAATAATTACTAAAATTTCTAATTATATTATAAGTTGAAATGTTTGTTTTTTGTGAAAAACTTGGATTAAAGTTTTCTAAAATTGGCGTATCTTTAAATTTTTGACTAATTACATATGGATATAATGGGTTTAATATATTTGATATTAGTTCAAATGTTGTAAAATAAGCATATGTCCCATATGGATATTCTGGAGTAATGCAATATCTTCCATTATATTCATCCAAATCTCCGGAAGAATTATATTCATAATCATTAATAAAAAATCCATTTACAAAATTATTTGGTCTAAGATCATTAGTTGGTAATGATTTTTTACTATAACTAGATGAAATTAATTTAATGGTAGTATCATTTAAATTTTCATATCCATATGGACCATAAATTGGATTTCCATCATATGCCCATCCCACAATTGGGGAATGTCGAAATGAAGAAGTTTGTTCTTGATTATTGTCTAAAATATTATCTGAAAGATTTTTTCTAAATTGTCTTGACAAATAAAAATTTATTGGTTGTAACCCCAAATTCAAATCTAATGCTGGATATGAAAGTGTTTCGTCATCGCCACCATTTACTAGAATTGTATTTTTATTTTTTTCAACTTGATCAATTTTCCATTCAAAAACGTCTACTACAAATTTTAAATCAGATCCTCTTCTTACTGCGCTTAATGTTGTATTTGATGAAGCATAACCAACTCCACCGTCAACAATAGAAAAATTTACAATTGATCCATTTTCAATTATTGGTTTTAAGTCGGCATATTTTCCTTCACCATAAATTATTACTTGTGTTCCATTATCATATCCATTACCTCCAAAAATAATTTGAACATCATTGATAGATCCATTTACAATTACCGGTTTAAGTAGTGCTTTACTAATTGAAGATAATTCTACATTGGGTCTTCTATGGAAATTGATAATGTTTGGACTTCCATAAGAATTTCCTCCATTTTCAATATATACACTTTCGGCAGATCCCAAAACAACAGGAGTCAATATCGGTGCAACAATAGCAGTAGATCCAATTCCAGAAACTGTTTCTATATTAATTTGAATTGGTGGATAATAAAAAGTATGAGTTCCAACACCCAAAGAATCAAATTTTACGTATTTTTTATTTAAATAATTTTGTTTAATTGAATTAATTTCTGTTCCAGTTTCTGAAAGTTTGAATTTATTTTTATCAACTACTGTTACTACGTAATCTGTTGTCGATAATAATCCAGAAATTGATGTATTAGTATAGGAATATTTTATAAAATCTTGATTTTTAAATCCGTGATTTTTTGCAAAAATATAATTATCTGCAGTATTAATTCCAGATATTTCCATTCCAAAACTAGGATAAAAACTAGAAGCAACTTTAACAAGTCTATTTGAATAATTTTTTCCTTTATTTTTTACATATATTTTAGTAATTGTGTTTTTTGAATTTAAAGTATTAAATTGATGAAAACCAGAACTAATTCCAGTAATATTAACTGTATTAATGCCAACTATAGAATCATTTTTATTTTTATGTAATTTTACTGATTTTGAATTTACAATTTTTATAAAATAATTAGATTTATCAATTAATCCCGAAATATTCGTATTTCCATTTGTTGAATAGATTACTTCTTCGTGATTATCAAAATTGTGATTATTTAAAAAAGTAATAGTATCTGTATTAATATTTACTGATGTTCCATCGGCTTTTAATTTAGAAATAATTTTGGATTTGACTAAATTTGTTTCTAATATTGCTCCTTCGCCATTTCCGCCAGAAATAGTTACTTTTGGTTTTCTATCATATCCAATTCCAGGAGAATTGATTTTCACTTCTTCAATTGAACCAGAAAGGATCAAATGTGCATTACAACCAGATCCAATAGAATCTGAAATAATCAAATTTGGTGGATTTATAACGTCATAATCTTTTCCTGGATTTGTGACTGTAATAGAATTGACCATTCCATAATAAATATTTTCATCAAATAATGTGGGTGAGTATATTTCTACACCATTTGCAAAAATACCTACTTGTCGATTAAAAGTAGTTCTATTTTCTGGATCATCAAAATAATCAATAGAATCATTTAATTTGATTTTTTTTAATAACTTTTGATCTTTGATTATTTTATTTTCAAAACCAAGTTTGTAGATTTGATCTGATGTTATTGGATAATCAATCTGAATAAATTTTTCATTAAAAATATCACTATTGCTATATGACAATTTAATTTGGTTGTCATTTATTTTTGTTACAAAATATACCCCTGTAGAAATTCCAACAGAATTTGAATTGTAATAAATTTTGTCTCCAGTTAAGAAATTGTGATTGTTTGTAGTTAAAACGGTCGTACCAGATCCAACAGAACTAATATTTTTTTCTGTTGATGTGCATGTAATTTGATAATCAGGAAGACCAGAACAAGCAACATATAAGTATTCTTCATTTTTGTCAATATATGTATTTTGAACTGATGAAATTATATTTGAAACATTTGAAAAGACATTAGAACTTGATTTTATAAGTTTTCTTTTAATTTTACTTACATTATTTAAATTTAATGTTTTTGATGTTTCTATAATAAATCTATTTTTGATTTCTCTTTTATCACCATCCTCTACATTTGTAACTGTTGCTTCAATCTGTTCTTCGCCGTCAAATATATAAATTTTTTGATTTTTATGTACAATTAAATTATCTTTTAAATATATTCTATAAGTATTATTTGTAAGAATTTCAATATTTTGAATATCATGATTGGTTGGAATATTGTAAACCCAACTTGTAAATTTATAATCTTTTGAAATATTTTTACCAAAAGAACTTAAGGATATTTTATCTCCTTTTCTTAAGTTTGAAGATTTGTCAAAATTGACATTTCCTATTACGTTAATAATTCTAAATTTTATTGGAGATATGTTATCAATATCAGAATCTACATAAGAATAAGCTAATTTATTTTCATAAATTAAATCACCAAATTGCAAATCATAAATGAGACCAGTAATATTTAATAATTGAGTATTTGTTTTATCTGTGTAATTTATTTCAATATTTCCGCTATTTGTTTTTGCAATTACGGTGCCAGAATATGCAAATCCAACTGTAGAATCTACATTAATAACTGTTGAATTTTTTGATATAGAATCAATTACTTTTGTGGTTCCGGTAAATTCAAAACTATTAATAAAAGAAGTTGAATCTAAAGAAATTTCATATAAATTCTTACCTTGAACTGGTCTATATTCGACATTATAAATTGAAGCTGAAGCAGTTCCAGAAGATATTTGCTGATACAAAGTAGATCCAGCAAGAAAAAGAGGATCATCACCAGAAACTTTTTCTACTAAAATATTTTTTGTTATAAAATAATTATTATCAGATGGCCTCAACATATATTCTTGAGGTTTGATTACTTCGACATCTTCACCAAAGAGAACTTTGAATAATATTTTAAAAGATGTATCAGTTCCCTTTGATGTATAAAAATCTTTTGCTCTTGATAAAATATTTTCGATGGATATATTGGAGGTAAAACTTCTTTCTTCAAATCCTGGAAGAAATTGGTTTTTAAATTTTTTAAAAAATTCAAAAAAGAAAATATAATTTAAGTTATTAATTATTGTTCCGGCAGAATGGTCTTCTGCTAAAGTTTTTGTAAAAGTTAAAAATTCTGGATTATTGTTATTTTCAAGATTTTCAATACCACTAAAACCACGTATACATCCAAGAAAAGAATTTTGTGTTTTTGATGTATATGTAATGATCTCATCGTTAATTTTTAATATACCATATTTGTCTGGATATCCGATTGTATGAGATGCATAAATTATATCATCAAATGATAAAATAGAAGAAGTTAATTTTGATTGTACCTGAGAGTCTATTAAAGTTTCATTATTAAAATTTTCAATACTTTTATATTTTACTAGATTATTTGATAAATCAACTACACCCGTTTGGTGTTCTTGTGAAATGTAATATTGATTTAAAAATTGTTTAAATGTGGGCGATTCTTCATTTAGAAACTCCGGTATTTGAGAATCTAAAATGTGATTGATTTTAACTCTTTTGATCTCAGACATTTATCTTGTGTACAATCCGTTAAGGTAACTTGAGGTAGAAGTATATTGTGTAGCTGAAGTATTTTCTCCAGATTCAATAACATCTTCTATAGTATTTACCACAGTATTTGAAATATCTATTTGAAGATATATATCTTTCAATGCAATTATATCATTTGACTCCGGAACTGCTTCAATTTGAATAACACCAGTTTCAAGAGATGTAGAAGTAATATTAATTATATCTAGTATAATTTCACCTTTTGTATAATCAACTGTTCCTGCATTATTTTTTACAATTACGGGATTATTGTCTATAAGTTTAAATAAAATAATTCTACCAGATGATAATGAAATTGGAAAATCTGTAATATATAAAGTTTCGGCAAATTCATTAGTTTTAAATCCAGAAGATTTGATGCTATAATTATTTGTTTTTTGGTGAAATTTATTACCAAAACATATCTCATAAGTTGCAAATGTATTAAATGCTGGTTGCAAGTCTCTTCTCATTTTGACTTTTGTAATATTAGATGTAATTGCTCGATTTGTATTATCAATTAAACTATTAACCTTACTATACTTAAATCTTCCACCAAAACTATTTACGTCCGTTGATCTTGAATATATGTTTAAGGTATTAATAACTTGATTGCGAAGTAGACTTGCATTTGCAGTAAATGATTGATTGTAATATATTGTTGTGTCCAATTCTACATAAAGGTATTTTAAATCAATAATTTCAGGTTTAATTCCAGCAATACTATATTGTTTTAGTTTTTTTCTAATTTCATTTTTTTTAATTTCTGATAAAAAATTTCCATTTCTTGGTTTGATTGATATGAATACCTTTCCGTACTGTGGTGGATCTAATTCGTCTCCACCATAAGCAGATACCGAATCCACATTTGTATAAATGTATGGTATTAGTGCTTTATAGTCGTTTGCTGTGACTGCTCTGTATTGTGATGCATATACTCTTGGTGCAAGATATTTGATAGAATCCAATTCTTCAATATCATCTCCATTTTGAGCAGATGTTGTTGTGGTTAAAAGTGAAATCCCTGATGTAATTGTAATTGCGTTATTGTCCACAATTGAACCAGAAAATGTAAAATTGGATGCACCATTTGCAGTTTTTCCATTAGTTACGATGTATGAAACAAGTACAGTGCTTCCGTTTTCTGGTTTCTTTCCCAATAAATTATCACCAAAAAGAATTTGGTATTTTTCATCATTGACTTCTTGAATTAAAAATACTTTAGAATTTTTATCAATATTTAAAATATTATCATAAAGCGAATATTTTTCGGTTGATGTTAAAGATACACTTACTCTGATTGTAGATGTATCGATATCGGTGTTATCTAAAATGTATTTTTGGTTTGGTTGACTATAATCAATCGTAAAAGTTTTAGTTAAATATGTTCCTTCATAAATTGATATATCATTAAAATATGCAATACCAAAATTATCAACTGTGGTTGTTATAGCAGAAGGAATTGAAAATATATAATTGCCAGATTCAACAGCACCCAAAGCAACAATTCCTGCCTTTAATGTAACTGTTCTTGAATTTAAAGATCCGGTATTTACCGTAAAAGATATTTTAGATTCAGCTGATCTTTTAGAACGAGGAACGTAACCAATATTTCTTGCAAGAGATACAACATTTTCTCTTAATGTCGCAGAATCAATAAATGACTCATTTGCTTGCATATTAGTATTATATGCAGTAATATAACTATTATATGCTAAAACATCTATTAGAATTGAAAAATTAGATCCTTCAAAATCAAAATCACTAAAATCTGTATTTGCTCTCAGATAGTCCTTAATCTGAGTTCGCAAATCATTAAAATCTAAATTTGTAAATTGATTAAATGACATTATACTTTTGTTGATTGTAAAATAAATTCTATATTCTGAGTCGCAAAAGGCATACCAACAATGTCATAAGAAATACTAATATTTAAATCATTATTATCTAATTCAGATTCAATGATCACATTATTTAATTTAATTCTGTATTCATAATTATTAATTAAATTTGTTATTTCTTGTTCTAAAAATACAGATATTTCAGAACTTTGTATTTCAAAAAGGGAGTTTTCAATAGATGTTCCTAATAAATTATTAAAAAATCTTTCCCCAATACGAGTTCTTACAAGATTCATTACCGATCTTTTGATCGAATCTTCATTTTTTAAAACAGTTAAATCATTCGTAATTGGATGTCTAGTAAAAGATAAACTAATATCTTTAAAACTACGAGAAATTTTTACTGCCATTCATTTTTTCTCTTTTATATATCTATAATACTTTTTACCAAGTTTTTCCATAATTTGGTTCCGTTCCATATTCCCAATCATCATAATCTTCATCATTACGAATTTTTTCATGAAGATCGGTTTGTTTTTTTAAATTATG